CGCAATGTGGTAGGTGACGAACAGATAGAAAAGCGGCGCGCCCGCAAGATGAGAAGAGTGACAGCCAATGACTGATTCAGTAAACCATCCAAGCCACTACACGTTCGGTAAGATCGAATGTATCGACGCAATGAAGGCCATGTCATCAAGGGAAGAATTTATCGGCTACCTACGCCTCACACATCTGAAGTACAATTGGAGACTAAAGCACAAACACGGTGACCCGATCGAGTGCGCTGAGAAGGCTCAGTGGTACTGGAACAGACTCCTCGAAGAGCTCAAAGAACCAGAGAGCAATTGAGAAGACGATACCCACAGTGGTATAAGGTTGCCATAGACAACAACTTTGGACGCTATAGGCACAAAGATGGCAAGACCGAGCAAGTACAATCCCGAGATGCAAGCAAAGGCCGATGATTACGCAATGAACTTCATGGCGTATGGCGATCCTGTTCCAACGACAGCAGGACTGGCCGATGCACTCGATTTATCACGCGCAACGATGTACAACTGGGGTGATGAATACCCTGAGTTTTTGGACACGTTAGAGCGCATTGAGAGACGACAGCACAAGTTCTTGGTCGCAGGCGGACTGACGAATGAGTTCAACTCAGCGATCACGAAGCTCATGCTCCACAACCACGGGTACAGCGATAAGTCAGCAACTGACGTAACCACTCAGGGCGACAAGGTCGAGAGCATCGCGTGGATCGGAGTGCCATCACCACATGCAGGCTGAGTTCCGATACGCTGAAGCGTTTGGGCCGCTGATCGCTCCGGCACGTTACAAGGGTGCATGGGGCGGACGAGGTAGCGGTAAGTCTCACTTCTTTGCTGACCTACTCATTGCTGAGGCTCTCAGGACACCGGGACTCCGGGCAGTCTGTATTCGTGAGGTCCAGAAGTCATTGAAGCAGTCATCCAAGCGGCTGATCGAGGACAAGCTCCAGAGCTACAACTTGGGTGAGCATGCCGGCTTCAGAATACTGCGTGAGTACATCGAGACGCCGGGTGACGGTATAATCATGTTTACCGGGATGCAGGACCACACTGCTGACTCCATTAAATCACTAGAAGGTTTTGATCGTGCGTGGATTGAAGAAGCCCAGTCGCTATCGCATCGCTCTCTTGAGCTACTCACCCCGACGATCCGTAAAGAAGGGTCGGAGATTTGGGCATCGTGGAACCCCAACAGACCAACAGATGCAGTGGATCAGTTACTGCGAGGGGACAGGACGCCAACAGGGGCTGTCGTCGTCAACGCAAACTGGAAGCACAACCCTTGGATCAGCAACGTACTACTTCAGGAAAAAGACGATTGCCTGACGATGAGCCCGGAGCGTTACGCTCATGTTTGGGAGGGTGAATACGCAACTGTACTCGAAGGAGCTTACTATGCAGAACATCTCAACAAGGCCGCGCTCGAGAACAGGATCGGATTCTTTGGCAAGGATCCTCTTAGTAAGTGCTACGCTGTATGGGATATCGGTGGTACTTCTGGCAAGTCTGACGCTACTGCAATTTGGGTAGTCCAGTACATTGGCGAAGAGATCAGGATGCTCGACTACTACGAGGCTGTTGGTCAGCCGTTCGAGTCTCATGTCCACTGGCTACGCGATCGAGGCTACGAAGATGCTACCATGGTCCTGCCGCATGACGGCCGGAAGCATGACATGGTTTACAAGGTAACGCCGGAGACGTATTTACAAGATGCCGGATTCAATGTTGACACTATCCCGAATCAAGGCGCAGGGGCTGTACTGTCCCGCATCGAAGCGGCCAGAAGGATGTTCCCATCCTGCAGCACTCGGTTGGTATCACGAAAAGCGTGACGAAGTGCGAGGGATCGGCCTTGGACCGGAACACGACTGGGCTTCCCACGGCGCTGATGCTTTTGGCTTGGTGGCCATCTACAAACAAGGTGTCAACCAGACCGACTCATGGGGTGACCCAATACGAAGAAATCTGCAGGGCGTTGCTTGATTAGCAGTGTCTGTTAAAATGTTGATGGGCGAGCGGTTTTAGGACTGCACAATGGCAAAAACGAAGAGCTTGTTTGAAATCATCGGCAAGGGTCTTGATGAGTTCGACAGCATTAAACGGCTCGAGGGAAACTCTCGATCTGTCATGCCTGCACCACAGCGGTTCTTTGATCCCAATGACAAGGCTTACAAGCCGTTCCTGAGTGAGTTCGATTACACTCCCGGCGGCCGATACCTTCAGATGGGTCCACAGAAAACAGATATCACCGGGCAGTTCCCTGAAGCGGCAAAGATCGCAGTCGGTCCAGATGGCAAGCCATCGATGCAGGTCGCAACAGAAAACATTCCCGGCGGCGAGTTCAAAGAGACTGGCCGCAAAGTAAAAACCAATCTCTTCAAAAAGAAAGCAGGTTGGAACTGGACTCAGACTCCAGAAGGTTTCGATCCGAATCCCGGCAAAGATTTCCCGATCGTCTCAGTTGAAGACGGCAAGAATCATTACTACTCACTGGCGACTGAGTTCCCAGAAGGTGTAGACCTCACTCGATACGAGAACTCAAAGTCAGAACCTCGACTGCGCCCAACCAAGAAAGGCGGCGTCCACTTTGGTAATCAGGTCGGTGAGATCGAGGTGCGCGGCAAGAAGCATCCTGTGTACGACAACATTCAGGTATACGGCGCTCCATTGGCGGCAACTACTCTCGGCTCAATGCTCATGTCAGATGACGCAGAAGCAGGCGTGTTTTCACCATTCAGGAAAGCAGGTGAGGTAATCCTGCGTCCGGGTGAGATTGGATTCGATCCACGTTATGTCCAAGGTCGGAAGGGTGAGCTTGAGCGCGCAATGAACCTCGAGGTCGGTTACGACAGCCGTGGCACACAAACGGCCAATCCGATATCGATAGAAGAGTTACTCGGCCGTCCATACATTATTGGTGAGTCCGATCGTTCAGCGGCAGGCGCAACTGTCAAAAGTATTAACGGCGTTGACCTGAAGCTACCAGTCAATCTACAAGGCGGTCAGGGCTTTGCTCTCGACAGCGGTCAGGGTTGGGCTTCTGGCGATAGCATCATCACAGGATTATTCGATAAAACGAAAGAGTTGTCAGATACAACAGGCATGTTGCCGATCAAGCTACCTTATCGTATGGGTCCGGGCGGCACTGGATTCTCGACAATGCCGGGTGAGGTAATGCTCAGCTACGCGCAATCTGCAATGAACAAAAAGCAGAAGGCGTCAGTCAACAAAGCACTGAAGAGTATCGACAAAGATTTTCCCGGTATCGATTCACCAAATTTGCTGAACTACTACCAAGGCCTTGATGCCGGGGTTCGTAAAAAGTACGGCATGGCAATGAACAACAAGAACATTGTCGATAACGGTGGCCTATCAATGACGCAGGCTAACCTCGCAATATCTGACGCGGCTCAGTACCAAGGCCAAGATATGGGCTTACAGAGCGTGATCGAGATCGATCCGTTTGCCGGGTACGAAGAAGCGTTACACAACACATACCCAAGAGCGGCTCAAGGCAGGATGCTCGGCGAATTGATTCAGGACACAAACGCTTACGATATCGCTCAAGATGCGATAACCAAGCGCGGCAATCGATTCGGCGACGAAACTGGCATTGCCACTTCAGCAGAAATGAAGGCACTACCAAGAGCGTCAAAGGACAGCAAAGACCTCGACTCGACGCGAGTCCAGTATTCAATCAGCCGTATGAAGCCGATGGGCGTTATTTCGCCAGAGATCGTTGAGCGTGTACTCAAGAACCCGGCTGTCAAGCCATCAGCAGGACTACTGTCAATCCTTGGTGCAGGCTCAGCTATGGCAAACTCTGGGATTCCAAGCCCGCGTCAACAAGCGAATGAGGTCATGGGTACGCCATCAGTCGGCGTGAAGATGGCGACAGATATTCTGAACCGTAACGCTCAGTATGGTGACGTTGGCTCGATCAAAGGTGTTTCTAACAACCCGGTATCGCAGGGAGCAAACAGCCTTGCTTTTGCGGCAGACAAGCTCAACAGGAACCTGTCGAACGCAGGCATCCTATCTCTGATCGCACCAGATGTTGGTGATATCGCAGAGCGCGCGGCATACGGCGAGTCTCGAGTGTACGATCCTGCTTTACTGTTTGCGGAGTTGTTCTTGTAATGGCTAATCCAGAGTACGTTGATCGCATCAATAACCCAGAAAAGTACCCATACATCTCAAACCCTGATGGCAGTATATCTACGCACAGAATGGCGGCTGAATTTGATGAAGATTCAGGCAGGTGGATCACATTTCCGATGATTCAGATGCAGGGTGAAAACCTAAAAGAGTACAAGGATGATGAATCGCGCACAGCAATGAGTGACGCCTTGAAGTCTGGCAACTACATGGTTCAGCCTGACAAAGACACTGCATTGAGTTACGCAAAAGGCGCATACAAGACAGATGCGCTAAATGATTTCGGTGAAAAGATGAGCATGTCTAAATATGGTGTACTCGACTTCCTTGGTGACTTGCCGTACTCAGAGCTACATAAGTTCGTCACTACCGGACACCAGACGTACTACAACAATGCACCAGAGATGATTAAAGAACTGCGTCCTGAGCTTGCAGGGAAGCGCGTAGATCGCAACTTGCAGGATCAGATGCTCAACTTCATTGGTGGATACGACATGGCGGCCAGAGGAATGAGTCCTGAAGGCGCAAGAAGTGGCGCAAAGGCTTACCAAGGACGACAGTACATCTGGAACAATCTTTTCGGTGATGACGCAAGACGAGATGATGCAATTGGTGATTACCAAGAAAATGTAGCCGGAATCAACGCATACAATCAAGAGCAAGGCAGACTGTCAGACGAGGCTCTGATAGACTTGGCACTACAGTTCGCTCAACAAAGGATGGCCAAGTAATGGCGATTACGAACTACACAAACCTGAAATCAACGATCAGTGACTTCCTGAACCGGGACGATCTTGATGCGGTGATTCCTACGTTCATTCAGTTGGCCGAGGCTCAGTTCAACCGTGACATTCGCCACTGGCAGATGGAGAGCCGTTCATCGGGTCAGCAATCGCAGGGTGACCAGTACATGCAGTTGCCTGCGGACTGGAACGAGACAATCCGACTGCACTTGACCGGGGACGGCACATCAGTGGTTGAATTGCTCAGTTTGAGCGGCATGGCAGATAAGCGGCAGGCGGCAGAAGATCAGGCAGGAAAGCCACGTTTCTACGCACACGTTCGCGGTGAGTTCGAGCTTTATCCAACACCGGATGAAGACACCGACTTTGAACTGCTATACTACACAAAGATTCCGGCATTATCCGACTCCAACACATCGAACTGGTTGTTGGAATATGCACCGGATGTGTACCTGTACGGCGCACTGGGTCACTCAGCACCATACCTGCAAGAAGACGCACGTTTGGCTGTCTGGGCGCAGATGTACGCCGCATCGGTGCAGAACTTAAATAACCAGTCTGAGCGCGTTAACTTGAGACAGAAATTCTGGATCACGTTTTTGGCGGCAACGCTTACTCAGCACCGGGTACGCTGTATGTCGGTCTTTTCACAGCGGCCCCAGACGACACTGGCGGTGGTACTGAGGTATCAGGCGGTGGTTATGCTCGCCAGTCAGCGGCATTCACTGTGACTGGTAACGAGGCTACCAACAGCGCGTCAATCGAATACCCAACAGCAACAGCGTCATACGGCACTGTGACACACGTTGGCATTTTCGATGCGGCATCATCGGGCAACTTGATGGCATACGCTTCACTGACTGCTTCAAAGGCAATCGACACTGGTGACGTATTCCGCATCCCGACTGGTGACCTTGACGTAACACTGGACTGATAGATGCCAACTGAACGTAACGGGTACGGTAACCTTGAATACGGTCTTGGGGACTTTGGTACTTCCGGGACTGTAAAGGACGGTGCTGTATCCATTACGGCTACGTCCACGTTCACTGCTTCAGGCGGCAGGAACCTCGAGAGCCCTGCTACTGTTGCGGCCACATCTGGTGTTGTGGTTTCACTGGCTGATCGCATACGCGAGTCGTCAGGTGCGATAACGTCATCTTCCACGGTTACAGCATCAGGTGAGTCGATAATCATCGAACGCTCTGACAAACTGCCGTGGGGTTCTGGTCTGTATGGCTACAACCGTTATGACCTCAATGACCTTCAGACAATCGTATCTGTAACATCTGCTGTCTCTGTGGCGAATGGCAACAGGGTCAGGGGCAGTGACTCGACTGTCACGGCCACTTCAAGCACTACCGCATCGGCAGAGATCATCAAGCTCGGTGAAGGCGCGGTAGCGGCAACCAGTGGGTCTACGGCAAACGCTGTGTACACCATCAAAGGCTCGGGTACTGCGTCAGCAAGCGGGTCTGTTATAATCAACTACATTAGACGCAGGGTCGGTAGTGCATCATCCACTGGAACCAGTGGTACACTATCAATCGGGCGTGAGAAGTGGGAGCCAATCCCAGTAACATCAATCACATGGTCAAATGTCGCTTAGAGGATTAACTAATGGCTGATACAACGACTACAACTTATGGTCTGACAAAGCCCGAAGTCGGTGCTTCTGAGGACACATGGGGGACGAAAATAAATGGCGTAATCGATGCCATTGACGATCTCCTTGACGGGACGACTGCTGTCACAGGCATCAACATCACCAGTGGTACGGTTGCTTCATCAACGCTTTCTGGTGCGCTCCCTGCGATTGATGGTTCTGCGCTGACAGGATTGGCGGCTTTCCCATCAGGCACGTTGATGCTGTTCCAACAGACAGCGGCTCCAACAGGGTGGACGAAGCAGACCACACACGATGACAAAGCATTGCGTGTAGTCTCAGGAACGGTAAGTTCTGGCGGTACAACAGCGTTCAGCACAGCATTAGCGACTCCTGCTGTCAGCGGTATCTCGCTTTCTGGTGAACCCGCTGTTGGTAACTTGGCCGTATCTGTTTCTGGAACCATTGGAAGTACGACACTTTCTACGGCTCAGATTCCAAGTCACTCACACACACAAAACAAAGGAAATGGTTCGCCTTATGCCACAAACACTAATACCCCCGGTTATGGTGTTTCTGGAAGCGCAAGCACAGGTTCTACTGGCGGTGGCGGATCACACAATCACTCGCATAACTTATCAGGAACGATGAATGGCGCGCCCGGAGTTGGTAACTTGGCAGTAAGCTCTGGTACAGCATCGATTAACGTGCAATATGTGGACTTGATTATCGCATCGAAAGATTAAAACTTTTCCATACAAAGAGGGGGTGAGCTATGGAATTGAAGGTTAAGGACAACTGTCCTCTGAATGGGTTTGAGCCATGCAAGCAACTAGATTGCGCTTGGTTTGTCCAAATGCGTGGCACAGACCCGAACTCAGGCAAAGAAGTTGATGAGTATTCGTGCTCAATGGCATGGCTTCCAATGCTTCTTGTTGAGAACGCAATGCAGTCTAGGCAATCTGGGGCGGCAATTGAGTCGTTCAGAAATGAGATGGTTAAGGCTAACAATTCATCGCAAGAGCTTCTGAAGGTGTACGCTGAAGTTAATAGCAACACCAAGTTTATAGATTTAAAGGATGTTCAATGAATCCATCATTTGTAGGGGTTTACGAAGGCACTGCGTCAGAAGATTATTGTGAAAGAATGATTGCAAAGTACCAAGAGCTTGAATCGACAACATCTCATTATCGAGGTCAAGATACTAATGATGGCCTCCGGAATAGAAAAGATTACTCTTTTATGTTTGAAATAGATGCAAAAGAGTTGGCTCAAGAGACTAATGCGATATTAGACACTGCGCTCTCTAAATACATTGAGGAATATCCATCTGTCGGGATGCAATTGTTTTACAGCAACTCAATAAAAGTTCAGAAGACACCGCCAAAAGGTGGATTTCATATTTGGCACTGCGAACACGCCTATGGAAACGGTTCCGCGTACAGAAATTTAACTTGGACGATATACCTTAACGATATTCCAGATGGAGAGGGCGAAACAGAGTTTCTGGAGTATGGAATCAAAGTTAAACCAAAAAAAGGAACTGTGTGCTTCTTCCCTGCGGCATTTACCCATACGCACAGAGGCAATCCAGTCTATTCATGCGATAAGTACATCGCTACTGGTTGGTATTACTTAAATGAGTAATGTCAATTATAATATTTAACATCATTCCTCAAGAATTGGGGAGTAAAGGAGACAAACATGGCAACATGGGTAATCATCAATAACGGATCAGGCGAAATGCAAGTTGGGAAGGACGGTCTTTTCTTTATTTGTAATTCTACTGGGTTGGCAAACACCATTCATGCAGTTCATTGGGATGGCTCAAACGGTGAAGTTGAAAACAAAGATGTGTCAACAGGTGATATCACGCATAACAGCGAAATCACATCATTTGCGGATTACGCCTTTGCAGAGACTGCTTGGAATTCTGCTTATACGACAGCGTTAAATGAGGCAAAGCAAGCGGCATACGATGCGGCTTATGATGCGGCAATCGCTAATGGCGATTCAGAAGATGACGCAGTAGCGGCAGGAAATGCGGCTCGGGATGCGGTAACATCGCTCTAATCTGACACATACTGGAGTGCCGTTATGCCACTGATTCCACTAAAAATCCAACCGGGTGTCTATCGAGTTGGGACTGACTTTGAGGGATCGAATCGGTGGCGTGACGCTAACCTTGTGCGTTGGCATCAAGGATCAATGCGCCCAGTAGGTGGATGGAACGAGAAGGTTGACGTTTCATCAGATTTGACCGCAACGCCACGCGCAATGCACTCATGGGTTGATAACTCACAAAACGGAAATATCGGCATCGGCACAGCAAATGAGCTTGTGTACGTTAATGCATCCGGCTCTGCTTTTGACATTACCCCAACATCTTTCACGACTGGCGCAGATGACGCAGAAGTTAATACTGCTTACGGCGGCTCTTATTTTGGCACTGGCTTATTTGGCGTGAAGCGCGAAGGTACAGGTCAGTTTCAAGAAACAGATGTATGGACTCTGGATAACTGGGGTGAATACCTAGTCGGCTGTGCTACTCAGGACGGCAAGCTCTACGAGTGGCAATTAGACACTGGCACTCCTGCCGCTCAGATCGCAAATAGCCCAACCTCATGTAAATCAATTCTTGTGACTGAAGAGCGGTTCATCTTTGCAATGCAAGCAGGTGGCAACCCTCGGAAGATCGCTTGGTGTGACCGTGAGGACAATACGCTGTGGACTCCTGCGGCAACAAACGAAGCAGGTGACATCGAGCTACAGACAAGTGGCGAGATCATGTGTGGGGCAAGGATGCGTGGCAGGGCCATCATTCTGACCAACGTAGACGCCCATATAGCGACTTACCAAGGCCCGCCATACGTCTACGGCTTTGAGCGCGTTGGGACGGCCTGTGGGGCTGTATCGCGCAAAGGATTGGTTGCCATCGATCAGGGCGCGTTCTGGATGGGTAAGGAGTCTTTCTACATGTTTGACGGCTCCACTGCCCGGCAGATGGCTTGTGATGTACAGGATTATGTATTTGAGGGCATGAACAAAAACCAGATCACCAAGGTGTTCGCAGTGCATAACAGCGAGTACGGTGAGATTTGGTGGTTCTACCCATCACAGGGATCGACTGAGTGCGACACTTATGTGGCGTATGACTACCTCGAAAACCACTGGGAAATCGGTGCGATCGAGAGAACCACTGGCGCAGATCAGGGCGTGTTCGATGAGCCACTGTGGGTTGATCCTACCGGGGTCATCTATGAGCATGAGCTTCATGGTGTAGGCCACGGCTTGCTGACTCCATACGCTGAGACAGGCCCAATCTCACTCGGCAATGGCGATACAGTCATGAAAGTCAATCAACTGATCCCTGATGAAGAGACGCAGGGTGAGGTCAGCGTGACGTTCAAGTCTCGGTTCTACCCGAATGACACTGAGCGCACATACGGCCCATACAGCACCGGAAACCCAACAAGCTTACGCTTTACTGGGCGGCAGATGCGTATGCGTATCGAATCGACAGGCAACGATGACTGGCGCGTAGGCGTGATGAGAGTCAACGCAGAGGCGGGTGGCAGACGGTGAGTTGGTTACCCCCTCCTCCACATGGCGCAAACTGGTCTGACTGGGGCGAGCGGCTCAATACTTGGCTGACACGCACCAAGGACAGGCTACGCCAACTGACTACAGGCGAAACAGCGTCAGAAGACGGCATCCTCATGTGGGATCGATCGATCGGTCACCCTGTTGTCTCATACGATGGTGAGTGGGTTCCTCTGAGCTACGGCGCAAACGAGCCAGACCAAGGATACGGTTACGGTGCTTTTGTCGACTTCACAGACCAGACAGCCACTACGATCAACACGGCAACGGCGATCACATGGGGAACCACTGCTTACTCCAATGGCATTTCTGTTGGCACACCTACCAGTCGAATCGTGTTCGCCAACTCCGGGAAGTATTACATCCACTTCACGGCCCAACTGAACTCGCAATCAGCGAACGCAAAGACATTTTACTTCTGGCCGAGGTTGAACGGTACAGATGTTACCGGGTCCACAATGAAGGTCACAGTACACGACAATGATGAGTCAAAGACGATAGCAAGGGCGGCAATCTTTGATGTGAGCGCGGGTGATTACTTGGAAGCGATGTTCGCAGTCGATGATCTGGACACAAGTCTGGAGTCGTATGCGGCTGAATCATTCTGGTGAAGAGTGTGTAATGGAAGAAACGGGCGAGTTTCCTGAAATTGTATTTCAGTTGAAAAGGTGTCTACCTTGGATAGATGCGGCGTTACAGTACAGCGGAGGAACGCACTCTGCAAAAGATGTTGCACAGGGTATAATTGAGGGCAGGATGCAACTGTGGCCGGGCGAGGACGCATGTGCGGTTACAGAGATTGTAGTGTATCCTATGAAGAAAGTTTTACATGTCTTCTTAGCGGGCGGAAACATGGAAACGATTGTCGATATGCAGAAGTCAGCCGAAGAATGGGGTAAATCCCAGGGTTGCAGTGCCATGACAATCGCAGGACGTAAAGGTTGGTCAAGAGTGTTGGCCGATCATGGTTACAGAGAACAATTTGTGACTCTCGCGAAGGAGATAACATGAGCGGTGGCGGAAAGGGCGGAAGCTCTACAGCGGCAACAGAAATTCCAGATTGGATCAAAGAGCCCTCGGTACGCAACATTGCCCGCGCTGAACAGGTCCAACAACTTGGATATCAGCCATACTTTGGACTGGATGTAGCGGCTCCAAATCAAGCGCAACGTGCGGCAGGTCAGATGAACATCGACACGGCACAAGCGTTCGGCATGATGCCAACCGGCTACGAAAACATGACTGCGTTCTCAGGCATGCCACAGGCTCAAACAATCGGTGGTGTGACAGGTTACTCTTCAGCACCACAGTTTCAGGCGGCAGTGCAGGCAGGCCAAGCGGCCAACCCTACCGAGGCCGAGATTTACAACTCATTATTTGGGAATCAGGTAGGCTAATATGGCAGGCGCGGCAACTGGCGGTGTACCCGTCAACCCAATGCAACAAGCGGCAGGAGCTCAAGCAGGAGCTCTAGCCGGGACTGTAGGTGCAGGAACTACCGATATCGGTACAATTGCAGGCTCAGATATCGGACAGTACCAAAACCCTTATACGCAACAGGTCATTGACGCAACTCAGGCCGATATTTTGCGTGGCGCACAGCAAGGCATAAACGCCCTCGACTATCAAGCAGGACGCGCAGGTGCATTTGGCGGATCCCGTCACGGTGTCGCATTAGGTGAGTTGGGTACGGGCGTAGCACAGCAGTTGGCTCAGACCTCTGCGGCACAGCGTCAGGCAGGCTTCCAGTCTGCCCAACAAATGGCACAGCAGGATATCCAGAACCGTTTATCGCAGGCTAACCTCGGTCTTGCAGGCGCACAGCAACTTGCAGGTCTTGGGCAACAATCATTCGGATACGGCACAGCTATCCAACAGCAAATGGCGGCACAGGGTCAGCAACAGCAGGCAATGGAGCAGGCGCTCATCGACGCGGCCAAGGCTCAGTACGCAGGCTACACTGGAGCGCCACAGCAGGGACTCGGTTTCGTGTCTCAGGCTCTCGGGGCGACGACTGTACCGACAAGCACTACAACGACAAAACAGCCGGGTCTGTTCGATTACCTCACACTGGCGGCGTCTGCATCAGACGAAAGCCTGAAGACAGATATCAAGCTAGTCGGCAAGCTCAAGAACGGCATCGAGTTGTTCACTTGGAAGTGGAACGACAAGGCCAAGGCTCTCGGCGTGACAGGCTTAACTCGAGGTGTTATGGCACAGCGTATTCGTGGCGTGATCCCAGAGGCGGTATTGAGGCACTCTGACGGTTACCTGATGGTCGATTACTCGCACCCAGAGCTCTTGGGCGCTCGCTAATGAAGTCGTTTACCGACAAGGTGAATGATCAACGTCGAGAGTATCAGGACGCTTTACGGGCCGGTACAGCCATCGGCGTAGCATCTACTGTAATGCCACGCGGAGTTGGTGCGGCCATCGGTCTGTTGAATGACCAGAAGATTAAGTCGATGGAGGAAGAAAACCCATCGCTCATAAATGACCCATTTAATCCAAGGCGCTTTTCTACAGTTGGTCAGGTGTTGTTTGGGTACGGTTACCCACAACAGCAGGGTATACCTGCAGTTAGCGCTTGGGATCGGCTGAGAAATTCACTCGGGCTCGGTGGTGACACAAGGCCAAACCCACAAATCTCAATGTGGAATGCCAAGGGTGTTCCAATGACAGTGACTCAACCAAGTAGCAGTGGTTGGGAAACAGATGGCGGTGGATACGGACCATCAGAAGGTATGACAAATTACGGTGGATTTGAAAGCATGGTTTCAGACGATAAAACAGGATACGCCTAATGGACATTTTAAGCATCTTAGATATGGTGAACAACATTGGCGAACTGAAGCGAGCGGGTGAAGAAGCATTTCAGCCCATGAAAGAAGGTATCGCTAATACATTCGGCTACACGAACCCAGACGGAACGATCGACGAAGAGGCTTACTCGAAGGCGAGAGAGAACTTTGCCGGCACTGCCGCATCACTGGCCAAGATGCCAGAAATCGAACCGGGAGTCATTGCTCCTTCACAGGTTTATAGCTCGCCCGCTCCTGTGATGGGGCAAGCTCCCAACCCTTATGGACCGTCAAATTACGGTACAATGCAATATCAGCCACAGCAAATGGGTGGCATCGGCTCAGCGCCGAGTATGGAAGAAATCTTAAAGGCTTTACAAAGCCGAGGACAGTAGGAGTCAACTGTGGCTGTATTAGGTAATCGCGCAACCGGCTTGCTCGACATGATCACGGAAGGGCTCAGACGTTCTGGTCAGGACATGCAACAGCCCAATATGAGCCCTGTCAGCAGAACGCCGCTACAGCAGGCCATGGATCGCCCACAGGCGCAACTAAGTGCGGAAGGCAATATATTGGCGACAAGCATGCCAAATGATCCTTATGGTATGCCAGTAGAGCAATCAACTGTCCCACTGATTCAAGACTTGGCGCGTGGACGCATAGTTAATGTAAACGATCCATTGCGCCCAATGTCAGAGCCAATGCCTGCGCAACAGGCAGTTGCAAACGAGCAAGGCCGTCAAGAGGCTTTAAAGAAAGCGCAAGATGCGGCGAAAGTCAAAAAGGCGATGGATGAAGATCCAAGTTTAGAGCAAGACCCAACATTCATGGATCAGGTCAAAGGTTACTTTGGTAACCGTGAGAACATGGTCAAGTTGGCGCTTGCATTTAACTCAATGCGCTTAACTCCAGACCAAGGGTTGGCATCGGTATTAGGTGCAGAGCTAAAAGATATTCGCGCCACATCTGCAGATGAATCACTGCGTAACAAGACAGCGGCTTATTTTGACAAGGTTGATCCAAAGATTGCTAATGCGATCCGCGCAGGGTTGAGCGCAAAAGATGCCATCGCCCTGTATCGTGAAAAAGAAAAGGGAGTGGTTGTCGGCAAGATGGTCATCAACCCAACGACTGGCGCTGTCATCTATGACGGAACAGACGAGGGTAGTGAGCTACCTTCAACATACAGAGCATTGCAACTAAGGGCTGAGGCGGCGGGGCTTAGACCCGGCACTCCTGAGTACAGCCAGTTCATGATCAATGGCGGGCAGAAAGCAGGGTTAAGCATCAAGACTTACCCAGACGGCACGTTTGAAATTACTGAAGGCGGTGCGGCAGGGGCAGGCAAGCCTCAGACAGAAGGGCAGTCAAAGGCTTTGGCGTTCGGCACTCGCATGTCTACATCGCAGGAAACAATTAACCTGTTTGAAAACGAAGGGACATCAATCAGGAACTGGATTTCAGAGCGCGTCCCAGTAGGCGGCAACTTCTTATCAACTCCTGAGTACAAAGAATATGCTCAAGCAAAGCGTGACTTTGTAAACGCGCTATTGCGTTGGGAATCTGGTGCGGCAATTGGGCCTGCTGAATTTGCAAGCGCAGACCTGCAATACTTCCCACAGCCCGGTGATACTCAAGCTGTAATTGATCAGAAGAGAGCAAACCGTGACGTTATGATTCGCGTTATGCAGAATGTTGCAGGTGCAGGTAACGAAGAAAAGGCGCGTGATTACGCGCAACAAATCAAGGTTGAAATCTTTGGTCAGCGAGCGGCTAACTGGCCTGATGCCGGGACAATAATAGATGATCCTGATAATCCGGGTACGAAGATAAAGTTTAAGGGCGGTGACCCAGATATCGATAGCAACTGGGTCGAGGTCAAGTAATGAGCAAGTGGCAAAGAAGTCAAGGATCTCAGGTTGCCACTCCGGCCGCATCACAAGGTGCGAGCAAATGGGCTCGCAGTCAAGGTACTGCAGGACCGGGTGAGTCAAAGGCGTTCGATGTAATTAAGACGCTTGATGATGGCTCTCAAGTCATTCAGTTTAATGACGGCTCTATGCAGGTGCTTAACCAACAGGCAGGACTCGCGTCGAAAGACCCTGATATTGTCAATGCGGCAATGCGTGGTGAAAGCCCAGTGCAGGCATCGAAAGAAAAGCGCGCAGGAGAAATCCTTGCACAGCCAAGCGCATTCAGTGGAGCAAAGAGTGCGACACTACTAAAGGGTTTGCCATTCATTGGTTCATATACTGATGAGATTCTTGGTAGCACTCCACGAGAAGAGGCGCAGATTCGCGGCTTACAATCTGCAATGGAAACTACTCGGCCCGGCGAAGCATTGGCGCTCCAAGCGACTGGCGGAGTTGGAGGCGGGGCAATTCTCGGCCTCGCGGGTGCTGAAGCAGGCGGCGCGGCACTACTTGATAAAATCGCACAACTCCCACGCGCACAGAAGTATTTTTCATACCTTGGGATTGGCACTGTACTTGGTGGCACAGAGGGTGGCGTATACGGTTACGGCGAAGGTGAGACTCCTGCTGAACGTGTACGGAAAGCAGAAGAGGGCGCGTTTTTTGGCGGAGGTATCGGTGGGGCAACAGCAGTGGGATTGCCCGCAATCGGGAATACTCTTGCCCGTGGATATGCACAGTTAAAGACAGTCTGGGATCGCGAAGATGTAACCAACATTGCTCGCGAGCTTGGCGTCTCTCCAGATGCCGCAAAAGTTATCCAGTCTGTTGTACAGCAAGGTGACTCAGACTTGGCCGATATGTTGGCGGCAATTGATCGCGCAGGCGAACAGGGAATGATCGCTGATGCAGATATCGCTACACAGGTTCTACTTGATGCGGCGGCGTCCACAGAGGGTGGCGCATTAGCTATTACTCGCGGCGCTGTCGAAGGTCGAGCCAAAGAGGCAGGTCAGGCGCTCGAAGGGGTAATGGACGAGACTCTTGTGCCTATGCCACGCATAGGTGGTCAGGCGGCAGATGTTACAGACATAGCCTCAGAGATTGCGGAATCTACCAGACCGCAACGTCAAGAAGCGTACGCTAAAGCATACGGATCAACGATTAACTACCTTTCGCCGCAAGGGCAGGCGATCAACCAAGTGTTGAGTCGAGTGCCTGCGTCAATCTTGAATAAAGCAGTTCAAGAAGCAAATGATGCGATGAAGATGCAGGGGCTCAATCAGCGTCAGATCGTTGCCAACTTGGACGAGCAGGGCAACTTGATTGGATTTGCTGAAGAGCCAAGTGTCACTCAATTAGATTATATCAAGCGAGCATTAGGTGAGATCGGCAAGGAAGTAGACAACCTTAATCGGCCAACAGCGGATGCAGGTAGGGCAAGGTCGCTCTACGCCCAGTTGCGTAAAGCGATTGGTGAGGCGGCCCCGGCTTACAATGAAGCAATGCGTCAGGGTGGTGATAAAGCAGGCCGTGACACTGCGCTCACTATCGGTGAAAGCGTGTTGGACAAGAATGTCACTGCGCGATCTGTTGTACGAGATCTGGCAGACCTCGATGAAGGTCAGCGTTTATATGCCCGCGTTGGTTTGCGTGACAGGATTCAGCGCACAATCGATGGCGTAAAGGCGACAATTACATCGCCTGATGTGGATATCAATGCATTGCGAGACGTTTTGCGAGATCTGTCATCTAAGGCAAACCAAGCTAAGGTTAAGGCTGTAATCGGAACAGAGAACGCAAACAAGTTATTCCGAGAGCTTGAAAAAGCAAACGCGGCACTATCACTACGCGCGGCAGTTGCAACCAACTCAAAGACAGCAACACGCCAAGCACTGCAAAAGCAGATCGGTGAAATTACAGAGCCGGGAGCACTGCAGAGACTTGCACAAGGCGAGCCACTGGCCGCAACACGCCAAGTATTGCAAGCAGTCACAGGCGCAACTGGTGAATACACGGCGGCGCAGAAGTCTCAAATTATGCAGGAGATTGCTCGGGCAATGACATCGGCGCGTGGCGAAGAAGCGAAGCGCCAAATGAAAGTCATTTATGATGCAGTAAAAGAGAATCGGGCCACTCAGGAACAGATGAACCAAGCGGCAGATTTCCTGATCAACAGTGTTACACTTCCATCTACAATGTTTGGAACAGCCGCAACAATTAGGGGCAACGAATGATCGAAGAAGAAGTGATCAAAAGTGTGATTGAGGACGTTGAAGATCAAGTCGAAGAAATGGACGATATGATCGAAGAAGAAACCAACGGCCCAGAATCCATGGATGAAGACGACATTCAGAATGTTGCCCGCGATGCTGTTACAGACGCGATCGACTTCATCGAATCAGAGATCTCAGAAGACCGCATTAAAGCCTCACGCTACTTTGAGGGTAAGGTCGATATGGGCCACGAGGAAGGCCGTAGCTCGATTGTGGCGACAAAGGTGCGTGATACAATTCGGAGCATCAAACCATCGCTCATGCGCGTATTCCTGTCGAATGAGAACTATGTCCAATTTGTTCCGCGCGGACCACAGGAAGTGCAGTCAGCAGAAACTGCGACTCGATACATCCACAACCAGTTCACGGAAAAGAACGGCTACAAGATTATCAATGACGCATTTCACGATGCACTGCTGAAGAAGACAGGCGTTGTGAAGGTGTACTGGGATGAGTACACGGAGTCAGAAAACTACAGCCTCACGAACCTGACAGAAGCAGAGATGATGCTGATCGTTCAGGACAATGACGTTGAAGTATTGGAACAGGCAATGGAAATGTCTGTATCGATAGATGAGTTCGGCACAGAGGTTCAGACCCCTACTTATTCGTTGCGCGTGGCTCATTACAAGAAGGGCGGAAAACTGTGCGTTGACTCAGTGCCGCCAGAAGAGTTCTTTGTGTCACGATCTGCCCGGTCAATTGAAGATGCTTACTGCGTAGGCCATCGGACTGAGATGCGGGTATCCGATCTTGTGGCGATGGGATACGAGTACGATGAAGTGTCAAAATTATCTGGCATTCGTGATTATGACACGATGGCAGAGGCGGAAGACTTTGAACGCCGTGGCTACGATCAAGTTGAAGAAGAAGACATCTTAGATCCATCTATGCGCTTGGTGGCGGTTACCGAGTGCTACATGAAGATGGATATCGATGGCACAGGAATCGCTCAGATGCATCGCATTGTGATGGGTGGTGGCGACTACAAGTTACTCAGCTACGAGCCTGTCAATGATGTGCCATTTGCAATTTTCGAGGTTGACCCAGAGCCACACGCATTCTTTGGTCGCTCAGTTGCTGATCTGATTATCGAAGATCAGAATGCATCGACATCGATACTGCGCGGCATGCTCGACAATATTGCGATGACAAACAACCCACGCACTACCATGGTCGAGGGACAGGTCAACATTGACGATCTGTTGAATAACGAGATTGGCGGCGTGGTTCGCATGAAACAGCCAAACGCTGTTGGTGAGCTCGCAGTTCCATTCGTGGCCGGCCAGACACTTGGTGCGCTCCAGTATTACGACAGCGTCATTGAGCAAAAGACAGGCGTTTCTCGCGCCTCCATGGGACTGGATCCAGACGCACTACAGAACGCCACAGCGACAGCGGCAAAGCTCACAGTCAATGCGGCGGCAGGTCAGATCGAGGTAATCGCTCGGAACTTGGCAGAGGGCGGCATGACACGCCTGTTCAAGCTAATGCTCAAGGCTCTTGCCGAGAACAGCCCAGAAGATCAGATGATGCGTATCGCAGGCGATCAGTTCGCCCCGATCGATCCTCGCTCATGGAGCGTTGACATGGGCATAACTGTCAATGTCGGTTTAGGCACAGGCAAGGAAGATGAGAAGATCCAAGTCTTGATGCAGACGCTACAGACTCAAATGCAGATCTGGCAGGGCTACGGTCCAACAAACGGCTTGGTCGGCATGACGAACATCCGAAACACATTGGCTGATATTTTGGCAGTGGGCGGCGTCAAGAACGCAGACCGCTACTACATGCCGATGGATCCACAGCGCGAACAGCAGTTGGTCATGCAGGCACAGCAGATGGCGCAACAGGGTCAGCCAGATCCTAACGCGGCGCTTGCACAGGCTCAGATCCAGTCAGAACAGATCCGAGCTCAGTCTAAGGTGCAGTCAGATGCACTGAAGGCGCAGTTGGACGCACAGAAGGCACTGGCCCAAGACGATCGCGAGCGCGACAAGATGGATCAGGAGTTGCTTATTAAGGCGGCAGAAGTGATAGGAAAATATGGCACTGCTGTAGACGTAGAGCGAATCAAAGCAATGCAGTCTGAGCCACGTTATCCAGACGTAACGCCAACTGAGGCAATACCACAGACGAGGTTCTAATGAATCCAAAAGAGCGGGCGCATCAACTACGAAGAATCGTCAATGACGATGTCTTCAAAGAAATGATGGAAGAGGTTATAGAAACGCAGACTGCTGTATTTTTAAACAGTTCTGCTACCATACAGGAAATCGAGGAGGCCCATAACATTGTGAAGGGCATTGCCGCGATTGACAGGTACGTTGAGTCGGCGTTTAACGCAGAAGCAATTTACGACAAAAAGCAGTAAAATATACTGGAGATCAGCACCGTGGAAACGACTGATAGTATTTCTGGGCCAGTGAGCCTAGAGCAAGCGGCTGAAATGATTGTTCAGCCAGAAGAAACAACTGAAGCAGAAGTGACCGAAGAGGTCGAGTTGGAGCAACCTGAGCAGGACTCCTACGAAGACGCCGATGAAGACGTAGACGCAGAAGTTGAGGACGTTGATCCTGCAGAGGTTTCAGAAGTCGATGACGATGAGACTGAAGAGGACGGCGAACAGAACGAATACGAAGACGCAGAAGAAGACGACGAGTCTGAAGACCCTGTTGGTGAAATCCATACCGTAAAGGTAGACGGAGAAGATAAGCAGGTAACTCTGGAAGAGCTCAAGCGTGGCTACTCTGGTCAGCAGTACGTTCAGAAAGGGATGCAACAGGCGGCCGAGGCTAAGAAAGAAGC